CGATAAACCTGTGATCATTACGGATTACGGGGGTGCACCCGAATATGTAAAAACACCGTACACGATCGATTGTGAACTTCAAGAGTTGCAGAATGACGACTTCTTGTTTAAGAAAGGTATGCAGTGGGGCAAACCAAACAAAGAACAACTCTTGGAATTCATGAATGATGCGTACGAAAAACGCTTGAGATACATGGATCACTCACACACGAAACAATTGGTTGGTAAAGAACACGTCTCACAACAATTCATCGATGATGTAATTGGTAAGGAGAACGATCAGCCCCGTGAGAATAGCACCTGAGGCAATGGCACCCTTTTGAGCGATCAACATGGAGACGATGTCATCGATGAATCCAATATTTGTGGGCTTCTTGACATTTTCGGGAATAATCTTAGCTATGGCGACATACAAGGCCATCGATATTACAACTGGACGTAACGTCTCTTGATCTAACATTTATAGTAAACTAATATTTTATCTTTGGTTGATGTTTCTTACAGAAACCACCACACACAGCCTTAAATCCACACGGCTTGCCAGCCAGAGTCACTGCTTGACAAGTGTGTACTGTGTGTCGCTTTTCTACAATCTTTTCAGGGGCTTTTTCTATGACCTGGATAACTCGAGTCTGTTTATCTTTTCTGAGTTGTGCGTATTTCTGTTTCATCTTCCAAGTCGCATTCGCGAGTTTCTTACATCTATCGGTTGGTGAATCCACTCGGTGCATGCGCATGGCGTCGGAGAGGCACTGTTCGTAAGACATCTTTAGAATGTTGTAATTACAAGGGTGGCTCTGTGTGACTTAGGTAATTTATTAATATATTTTTATGATTTACACGCTTAAAAATTACACAACATAAATCTATAAGATGCAAAATGCAGTGTATAACTGCGATTGCCTAGATGGTTTAAATAAGCTCATTTCAGAGAACGTTGAAATAGAATTAACTGTGACGTCTCCCCCATATTTCAATGTAAAAGATTACGTAGTTTATGATAACTATAAGAAATATTTGGATTTTTTGAAAGAAGTGTTCACAAAAATAATGCACATAACCAAACCAGGTAGATTGTGTGCGGTCAACATTAGCAATATCCTCATAACACGCGAAAATCGTAATAGCGAAAGTAGAAGAATTCCTCTATCGTTTCACTTTGTATCACTCATGGAAGAAATTGGCTGGGATTTTTTAGAGGATATCGTGTGGGTGAAACCAGAGGGTGCCGCTAAAAACAGAAACGGTGGGTTTTTTCAACACAGACAGCCCGTTGCATACAAACCTAACGTAGTTAATGAATACGTGTTCGTGTTTAAGAAACCAAGTGGATTTTTAATAGATAAGGTTGTGAGAAGTTACGATAGTCTAGTATCCGAAAACAGTCGGGTAGAAGGGGAATACGAAAGAAGTAATGTGTGGAAAATAAACCCAAAGACCAATTCTAAACACCCTGCACCATATCCAATTGAATTGACGGACAAACTCATAAGCTATTATTCATTTGTGGGTGACACTGTATTGGATCCATTTTTTGGTTCAGGTACAACTGGATTATCTTGTAAAAAACTAAACAGAAACTGTATAGGTTTTGAAATTCACAGTAAATACATAGACATGTATATGAAAAGTGTAAAAAAGATAACACCTAACCGTATCAATAGCGAACTTAAACTAAAACCGGGTGATTTTGAAAATTTAACGGCAGAGGAATGTACAAAAAAACTAAACAAGATTTCTAAAAAAGTTTTGTATGACATACTAAAATCCACGTATGATAATACGGCTAAAAAAACCATGCCTAAAAATGACATAGTAAATACCTTAAAATCTTACTTGCGGACAGACTTAGACACAAAGTCTCCTTGAGACTTACCTTTTCTCCCGTGACACATTCTACATATGGTGATGACATTCTCCGGTGTATTGTCAAACAGTACACCAGAACCGTTCACGTGGTCCATATCTAGAAGGTGGTGGATATCGTAGTCTCGCCAATCATCCGCGTTTAGGTTCAAGCAACACCTGAAACCCAAACGTCCATCCACGTTCTCACAGAATGACTTTTTGTGCCACGTAACACCAGTGAGTGTCTTGCGTTTACCACGTGCGTTTTGACACCTAGAACACTCCGTTCTAACCGACGGGATACCAGATGCTTTCCAATCTCTCGTAGCACATGGTCGTGTACACCCAATGTTTATGCATGTGGGCCACGATCTCAAATTTTTCTTTTCCCAATCGATAATACGGGGTAGAATAGAACCTCTCCCCATGTTTATTACTACATATTGGTAAGAATTTCATCACTTAGGTTCAAAACAAAGACCCCTACCTTTGTTTTCAGAAAACAGCTTAAGTGAGAGCCTCGTTTATTAAAAATCAAGTAAAATGAGTGAAAGCATCCAAAAGCTTACCCACGTGGAGCACATCTTGAAGAGACCTGACTCATATGTTGGTCCTGTTGCTCGCGTTGGTGAACAGTATTGGGTCAAAGAAGGCGATGGATTCGAAAAGAAAACCGTCATCTACGCACCCGCGCTTCTCAAGATTTTTGACGAAATTCTTGTCAATGCCATCGATCGTAATTCACTCTATCCGAAACAGGTAACGTCCATCTCCGTCAACATCGACCGCGAGAAAGGTGAAATCAGTGTCGAGAACAATGGGCCTCTCGGGGGCATCGCGGTCAAGGAACACGAAAAGGAGAAGATTTGGAATCCAGAACTCACGTTCGGACATCTTCTCACGAGTACCAACTACGACGATTCGCAACAGCGTGTTGTCGGTGGTAGAAACGGGTACGGTGCGAAGCTCACGAATGTGTATTCGAGCAAATTCTCCATCAAAATCAAGGATTCCGAAAACAAGACGACGTACACACAAGAGTGGACGGATAACATGAAGACGTGTGGAAAGCCGAAGATGCGTAGCTACTCAGGGGCGACCTCTAGTGTTTGCGTCACGTTCACACCAGACTGGTCTCGGTTTGGTATGAAAGAGATGGACGAACACATCTTCAAAATCTTTGAGAAGCGTGTCTATGATGCGAACATCTGTACCACAACAGGATGTAAAGTCAAGTTTCAAGGCGAAACGCTTCCAAACACCGCATTCAATGAATACGCCAAGATGCACACAAAATCTGACGAAGTTTGTTTGTTTACGTCGGATAGATGGTCCGTGTGTGTCGCGCCATCCGAAGATGGATTCGAACAAATCTCTTTCGTCAATGGTATCTGTACCACAAAAGGTGGGAGTCACGTAGACCACGTGGCGGGCATACTCGCGTCCAACATCATCGAGGATATGGCCAAGAAGATCAAGCTCAAACCCCAACAAGTGAAGAACGCATTCATGGTATTTGTGAAAGCCACACTCGTGAATCCAACCTTCAGTAGTCAGGTCAAGTCGGAGTGTACTCTCAAGCCACAGGAATTTGGGAGCAAATTCGAGCCCACGAAGAAGCTCATCAAAGATATTCTTAAGACGAGCGTTCAATCAGAACTCATGGCGCTCTCCAAATTCAAAGAGATGAAAGAACTTCAAAAGTCCGATGGCGCGCGAAAGTCTAAAATCACTGGTATCCCAAAGTTGGATGACGCAAACAAGGCTGGGACGCAACAATCTGGAAAGTGTACGCTCATCATCACGGAGGGGGATTCTGCGAAATCTCTCGCGGTCGCGGGTCTTTCTGTGGTTGGTCGCGACTATTACGGGGTATTTCCCCTTCGTGGAAAGTGTAAGAACGTGAGAGATGCGTCCGTGAAACAGCTCACCGAGAACAAAGAGTTCAGCGACCTCAAGAAGATTTTGGGTCTTCAACAGGGCAAGGTGTATACATCGCTCAGTGAACTTCGCTACGGTCGTCTCATGATCATGACCGATGCAGACACAGATGGAAGTCACATCAAGGGTCTTGTACTCAACATGATTCATTACTTTTGGCCGAGTTTACTCGACCTAAATTTCGTGGTGAGCATGGTCACGCCTATAATCAAGGCAACCAAAGGTTCACAAACCATGTCGTTCTACACAGATTCCATGTTTAGAATGTGGTATGGAAATGGGAGACCCGGATGGAAGATCAAATACTATAAGGGTCTGGGTACCTCCACATCTGCAGAGGCTCGCGAGTATTTCAAGAACATCGAAAAGCTCACGGTCAAGTTTGATACGGATGAGAAGACAGATGACTCTATCATTCTCGCATTCGATAAAACAAGGGCTGATTCTCGTAAGACCTGGCTTCTGGAAAGCACAGAGAAACAGGGTTCTGATCTAGAGATTGCATACGGAAACGTGGATAGAATCAACATCACCGAGTTCGTACACAAGGATCTCGTGAATTTCAGTCTCGCGGACTTGAAGCGTTCAATCGCACACGTGTGTGATGGTCTCAAACCTTCGCAAAGAAAGGTCATGTACTCATGTTTCAAGAAGAACTTGACCAATGAAATGAAGGTGGCACAGTTGGCTGCATACGTCGCAGAGACCTCCGCGTACCATCACGGTGAGGTGTCTCTCGCAGACACGATCGTAAAATTAGCACATAATTTTACTGGTTCGAACAACATCAATCTTCTCGAGCCGTGTGGTCAATTCGGTACGAGACTCATGGGCGGTAAGGATGCGAGTCAAACGAGGTACATCTTCACAAAACTCACGAAGGATGCGAGAAAGCTCTTTGACGCAAAAGATGACGCTGTATTGAAATACCTCGATGACGATGGTAAGCCTATCGAACCGGAGTACTACGTTCCAATTTTACCCACCGTGTTAGTAAACGGCACGGAGGGTATCGGTACGGGATTCAGCTGTTACGTACCACCTTTTAATCCAAAGGATATCTGTGAAAACATAAAACGAGCTATTTCCAATCAACCGCTCAAGGAAATGAAGCCTTGGTTCAACAACTTCAAAGGTAGGGTGTTTAAAAACACTGATGGGTTTTGGGTCACAGAAGGTCTTTGGTCTACCACGAGCACTGGAAACAAGATCAAGATCACAGAGCTTCCACCGGGTCGTTGGACCCAAGATTACAAAGAGTACCTCGATGGTCTCGTCGACAAGAAGGTCATTGCGAGTTTCGTGAATAACAGTACCACTGAAGACGTGGACTTTACCATCACTGGATACACAGGCAAAGACATCATCAAGGATTTTAAGCTTCAAAAGTCGTTCCACGTGAGTAACATGCACCTGTTCCACCCGACAAAGGGAATCAAAAAGTACGCGAGTCCAGAAGAGATTTTGGTTGACTTCCTGGAGATTCGAATGGATACATACAAGAAACGCAAGGAACACCTCTTGCAGGTTCTCAAAGAGAAGACTAAGAAGCTTGAAAACATGTCTCGATTTGTAGACGCAGTCATCAACGAAAAGATTGTGGTCTTCAAGCGTAAGAAGGCTGAACTTGAAACTGAGATTTCGAAGACGTTTGATAAGATAGACGACTCGTACGATTATTTGCTCAATATCAAGACATACCAATACACGAAAGAAGCAGTGCAGACACTCAATGAAGAGACTCACAAAACAAAGAAGGAACTCGAAGACTTGAATGCGACGAGTCACCTCGACATGTGGAAAATGGATTTAAAAATATATAAGCAATAAGTAGTATGTGCGATAGATCTGGTCCAGATACCGGTGCTGCACTTTGCCTGTCTGCCATAGGTCAACAGGACACATACCTATTAGGTGGTGAATCACCCTTTAAGTATGAAGAGAAGAGACACTCCAACTTTAGGAAATTTCATAGAAATTTTAAGGTTAACAAACCGTCAAATGCCGCGAATGGCTGGCCTTTTAATCAATCGATAAAGGTTACACTTAGACCACAAGACATGGGAGACCTATTATGTAATATGTATATAAAGATCAAATTACCCGGATTAAGTTCGTCAAATTACAATTATGCCGACCGGGTTGGTAGACACATCTTTAAGAAGATAACTATGCGTGTAGATGAAACCGTGCTAGAAGTATACAGAGATGACATAGGATTCATCTACGACGAGATGTACTTGGATCAATCTGAAAGCGTGAGTAGAATATACACAGACGGTCGTTTCATTTACAGAGAAACAGTTCTGAGTTCAACATTCAACTTTATAAAGACAGGAAACACATTCGTATACGTACCCATTCCATTCTTCTTTTCTAGAAGCTATGAATCATCCGATTACGAAACAAATGTACACAACAGACCTTATTTTCCGCTGTGTGCCATAAACAAACAAAAGCTTGAATTTGACATAGAGTTCAGACCACAGTCATTCTTTACAGACGAAGTGAGTACACTTACAGTTGATGATTTCGATATAGTCACAGAAGAGATCACACTCACACCAGAAGAACGCTTGTATTACACATCTAATAAATACGAAATGATAACCGATATCTTCAAAACACACCCAAAAGTTGATACAACGCCCGGAGACGAGAAGCTAAAAATTGAACTTACACCCGAAAACAGGGTAAAGACGCTCCACTTCTTTTTCAGAAACAAGTTGTTTGAAGACGAAAGTGTTTCAAGTAATGTGAGTGTTTCTCCACCGAATAGCAGCACATCGGATCAAAAATACCACTATTATCATAACAGATTCAATCTCACGCCTTTCCCGAGTTACGCGAGAGCTTTGGATTCTTTGTCAGATGATATCGCGACAGAAGCAAAGCTATTCATCAACGGACAAGAACTCCCATTCATAAATTACGTGGATTCTCATTATTACAGGTATCTTACACCACTCAATCACAAGTTCCACACCACACCTAGAAATATATACACGTATACTTTCTCGATGAATCCAAGAAATGTAGACCCATCGGGAAGTTTGGATTTCACAAACATAAAAAATAATCGAACTCTCATAGAATTCGTAATGAACCGATACTATGGTACGAGCGAAGAGTTCACGTGTCACATCTACTACACGTGTTATCAAACACTCATATTTGAAAATGGGTACGTAAGCACGAGAGAGCTTCTACCCGTAGAAGGAGAATTACTTACCAAATAAACTATCTTTGTTTTCTTTTATGTATTCTATGACACCGTTTTTGATACACCATTTGATGAAATTGAGTTGAGCCACAGTCGTGCTTATTTCATCAGATGTACCCGGTACATTATAAGATATCTTGTCTGAACGACAGAATGGATCAAATAGCTTTTTGCTGTATCCATCGAGTGTAGACTTATAGGCGCAGTGCACACTAAAGATTTTACCATCAATCGTTTTATACATTAGGTTCGTCTTTTTAGAATAATTGGTTATGAACCATTCGAGGTTACGGAGGGAAATACCACCTGTTTTGGTGAGTATCTGCATGAGCGTCTTACCGTTTTCAGGGGTACCATAAAACGCATCTATGGAATTTAACAGAATATCTGATTTCCTCATACTACATCATACTTCTCAAATCTCTAAATTGGTTATTGCTAGATGATTCGCACGCGGGACAGGTAGGACTATACATAGGAGGAAACGTATGATTATGTCTGACAGTCGTAGATATATTAACTGGTTCATGAAGTTTAGGTGTGTTTGCATGTGATAGACAAAAACCATCGTGACTCGCTTTTCGCGTACATGGCTCCCCACCTTTTTTGATACCCATACAATACCCACGTGGATTTGGCATGTCACGCATCAATAGTTTAAGAGGAATATTATAATTGGTCGAGACGTTCTGAACAAACTTTAGTACGCGTTCATGCGTCGCCTTGTCTAAATCTTCTTCATACGCTTTGACCAAATTTTCAGACACCCTCATCTCCTTAATACATTATAGCGCCTAATTTTTAAATGGTAATTCATCGAGAGGTGTCTCTTTCTTTTTCTTTGGTCTTCGCTTTGGTTTAATCTTAGTAAGAAGTTCCCCAAAAATATCTTCCTTTGGATCCTCGAAGAGTGGTTCGAGTAAATCACAGACTGGATTAATGAACTTGTTCATGAAGTAGTATTCGTAATCGATTGGTACGTTGTTTTCCGAGACGTACTTTGGATCTTCGGATTTTTCAAAAGCTTTCGCCTTTGTGTCTTCTGTCTTCACGAGAATGTAAGGCACGCGATCACCCGACTGTGGCTCCGAACCGGGTTGTCTCTCGCGCATTTTACGAACAACTTGGACGTGCGCTTGGTTAATATCTTTGATTCCAGGGCTATTTATGGACACGCTATGCCCCTTAACCTTATAAGAATCCGATAAACTCTGTGAAAGTGTGAGCTTTTCGTTCGGTACATCACCTTCGATAAGTTCGATGGCTCGTTGGAGTGCGAGTGCTTTCGGTGGTTCGGTGTCACTACTTTCAAGTACGACATCCAAGAGTTCCTTACACACTTCTCGCACGTGTGCCGTGTTATCGCGTCTCACGAGTTGAAGACCCTTTACATCAATGTAATCCATATTCATCTTTCCGTCCTTTCCTTGTGTCCACAGCTTTGCGGCGTACCGTTTTTTAGAATAGAGGAAATAGGGCCAATACACCTTTTCGAGTTCCAAATTATTCGGTTTCTTGAAAAGTGCGGTACACTCTTCAGCGGCACGTTCACCAATCTCCCAACTGTACTCAACAGCCTCAATACCTTTACGGTCACCCACATCAAATTCGACCATGACTGAATCGGTGTCACCATACCTCACTTTCGCACCCGGAAAGTTCTTTTCCACATATTCCTTTGTTTCATCAATCATACTCCGACCTTTTGTCGTCACGGTAGAGGCGATGTTTACACACGGAAGCATTCCCTTCGATGCACCAGTGAACCCATACACGGAGTTCATACTGATTTTGTAAGCTAATTGCTTACCGTTATACATGGCTTTGAGTGCACCCTTCGATGCGGCCATATCCTTCTTCGCTTGTTTTCTGAATTGTTTCAATTCAAGTAGAATGCTCGGTAAAAGTGTCGGTACACCCTGTGCGAACTTACACACTCTCTTTGTAGGAGGCTGCCCCTCAACCTTACTCGGCACAGGAATCTCAAATGTTTCGTATTCCACACCAGGTACGTTTTCGTACTTTGGGTCCATCACGAGACTTGAATAACACAAATTGTGTGCCATCATGATTGAAGGATACAGGCCTTCAAAATCTAGCGCCGTAATTGGTTTGTAATATGCACCATTTTGTGCTTCGAGGACAGTCGCACCTTCATACCCTTGATCCCCCAATTGACCATATTGAATCGTAGGAACCATGAATCCCATCTCCCTCGCCTTCTTTGTTAATTGACTAAACACCTTGATTTGTTGTCCCCGTTCCACGAGATAACACAGGGGTACCCACGTTGCTTTTGCCATTTCCAGAAGGTTAATCAATATACACAGTTTAGACAAAAGTCTATGCGGAAGAAGGGTATCCTTAATACAATACTCAGCAACTTCCCGCAATTTCACGGGGTCACCTTCCTTGTATCTGGCAAACATCTCCTTCGCAGGCATATCAATTTTATTGTCTCCAAGATACAGTTTAGACACGTTATCCAATTTGTATGAATCAAGTTTGTATCCTTTCTTCACCTCGTGGAACAAATCGAAGATGAAACGACCAGGCATACTCACGAGTTTCAAATCGTTATCACCCAAAGCACTTGAAGACAGTTTCTTGAGCTTGAGTTCACAATTGTGGCCTCGTAGTTTACTCAATTGAAAGAATTTTAGGTTACATCTCGTGATGATGGCCCGTTTCATGAGATATTCAAGATCAAAACCAAAGATGTTCCACCCGGTAATGATGTCTACATCTTTTTCATGTAGATATCGCTGAAATGCTTCAAGCATCTCACGCTCCGTATCGAATGATACGATGTTACACCCATCCAGATGAGAATCAGTCTTTTTATAACACAAACAGGTTTTATCATACGGTTCATCGCTTCCAAACTTACACAGGGAAATAGCAATTTGAAAACACGCATCACCTTCTATGTCCGCATCAGGAAATTTACCCGTAGAACTGTTACACTCAATATCCACTGACGCCACTACAAATGGTGCAGTCTCTGGATCATCCACAGGTTTAAGGTTTCTCCAATTTTTACACGTCAAATCAATGTCCGTGTTTGCCACATGACCGGGTTCACAATCGTCACCAGTATCTAACCATCCAGTAGATTGAATACCAGTTCTATGCATGAGTCGCAACACAGGGTCCAGGTTGGATTCATAAATTTTCATTTTTAAGGTTTCATCGGGTAAAGGCCGTCGAAGTCGTCCGCTCACCATGCGACGTGATGCCAGATTTTTACAAAACAGCTGAAGATATGGAAACTTTTCACTGTTTTGAAATCCCCAAACATCCTTACGTTGAATCGTATTTATGCTTGTGAGACACTCAGGGCACGCCCTATCTATCTTGTCATAAATGATCTTCACGCGTTGCGGTGTCACGTTGCGAGGGAGTTTCACGAAAAAGTATGGACTAAAGCTCGTCGTAACACAGACGGACTTACCCTCTTTCGTCTTACCAAAGATGCTGATCAAGTGTTCATCCTCTGTATCCCTGGACTCCCAGGTCAGTGCTTGGAAGACAACCATACTTCGTTATCGACCTAAAATTTTAATATAGTTTATTATTAAATGTCAGCAGCGCTAGTTGAACTAGTCTCAGTCGGAGCTCAGGATGCATACATCACTGGTGATCCACAAGTCAGTTTCTGGCGTCAAAATTACAAGCGCCACACGAACTTTGCTCTCAAGCCAGAGCGCATGGATTACATCGGTACTTTCACCGGTGGTAGCGAAGTTGTCGTCCCAATTCGCTCGAAGGGTGATCTTTTGAGCTACATTTGGATCGAACACCCAAACATTTCTAATGTGTCTATCAACACGGATGGTTTGTTTTCTTCGGACGACACTTCCGTCACCGAATTCAGCCTTCAAGTCGGCGGCCAAGAAATTTGCCGTATAGATTCTTTGTACGTACAAGGCATTCACAATGTTTTGTACCGCGACAACCAAGCGAAGGCCTCGTGTGCCGTCACGACCGCTGAAGTTTCTGATAACGCGAAAGGTGTCAGCGGATCTGCGGGTGATTACTACATGATCCCATTCTTCTTCAGTGAAGACTGGACCAAGTCGCTTCCATTGGTGGCATTGCAATACCACGAAGTTGAATTGCGCATCAAGTGCCGCTCAGGTCTCGGTAATCTTGGTGCTGTTCCAAAGATTTATGGTATGTATGGATACCTAGACACCGACGAGCGTGAATATTTCACCGAGCAAGAACACGAATTGTTGATCACCCAAGTTCAATACCAGCCAGCCAGCAAGACTGACACCTCTATTGACTTGACCTACTTCAACCATCCAGTCAAGGCCCTTCACTTGACGACTTCCAACGTCACCACGGGTGCTTGGACGGATGATTACAGTTTCGATACCGCGTCGCTTTACATCAATGGCCTCGCCTTGTTTGAAAATGCGTCTAACACGTTTCACCACAACGTCGTTCACGAAATGCACACCACTGCACTCGCGCCATCATCTCTCGATGCGCTTCCATTGTTCTCTTGGCCATTCTGTCTCACCATGAACAGATCGCAACCAAGTGGTACGCTCAATTTCTCTCGAATCGACAATGCGAAGTTGACTATCCAAAATCCAAAGTCCGATGCCAGAGAAGGTTTGTACAGAGTGTACGCCGTAAACTACAACGTTTTGCGGGTCAAGAACGGTATGGCTGGTATCGCGTTCTCTAACTAATGCCCAGAAGAACCAAATCCACGTTCGCCTCTTTGCGTCTGCTTTAGTTCTTCTACTTCTTCTATGAGCGGAGTTTCACATCGCTCTAAAATCATTTGAGCAATCCTATTCCCCTTTTTAATGACGAATGGTTCACTCCCGTGATTAAATAGGATCACTTTCAATTCACCAGTAAAATCTGGATCGATGACCCCAGCACCAGTTTGGATGCCGTGCTTCAATGTTAGGCCCGAACGCGGAGCAATTCTGCCGTATACACCAGGTGGTAGTGATGCGCACACACCCGTACTTATGAATGCACGCTCGAGTGGTGGTACTACGATTTCTTCCATACTATATAAATCGTAACCCACCGAACCAGGTGACGTTCGGGTCGGAATGATAGCATCCTGATATAACTTCTTGATTTGAAGACTCATGATGTACATTATAACCAAATCTTTATGTGAATATATGTTAAATGTTGCCGATCATCATAGCACTCGGTGGTCTCGCTATTGCTTATACATTCACAGGAGAGAACCTCGTGTCCTCTGAAGAAGCTAAAAAGATGATAAAGTCTGGAAAAATAAAGAAGGTCATAGACGTAAGAACTACTGTTGAATACAGAATAGGCCACTATCCGCGCGCGCTACACTTGCCCGTAGGAAAAATGAATAAAAAGACGGTTTCTGAACTTCCAAAAAGGGGTTTGCTCGTCTACTGCAACACCGGACAGAGGGCCAGAGTTGCGGCAGAGAAATTAATTGAATTTGGATTTCAGGACGTGTATTACATAGCTGGTCACTACTCAACTCTCGTGTAAAATGTAAGTATGACACAGTATACAATTGTATACATGGTTGAAACACATGTGCTATATATGTAATTGTATAACATACTCATTGGTATCAAAATACTATTAAACATTAGATGTGCACACACGTATGGTAATGCGTATTTTTTGTTATCTGTACACACTACTACCACAGATAACACGAAATTTATAACCTGTACTATGTCACTCAGAAATGTAAACATAGTAAAAAAGTGTATTATAGCCATGAGTTTAACACACTGCCACGCATTATCATAAAAGTACCTCACGCGTGGGTGTGGGATTATAGTAACCACCGTTTCTATATCTTCTTGACCTTTAGCCAAACACAGAGATTCATCTGGATTTGTCACCAAATACCAGACATCTCGCATATTTAAGTTCCGCGTTTAAACTCTAAGTACATCATAAGATGATAGTGACATTTATAGTGATTGTATTTTTAGTTATATTTCCACTCACACTGATAGGGGTATCAAGAATGTGTCAGCCTCACCCCGAGGACCTTTCTTAACTTCTGAAGAATAGCGTTATCAGGGATAGCCTTCCCGGATTCATACGAATTAATTACACTCACGGGCACACCTATCACATTCGCTAAATCTTTTTGTGTTTTGAAACCCTTAGCTATACGTCCTTGTTGGATTGTCTTCGCCATCGATGCAGACACTTTCTCGTGTGTACCGATTTCCGTTTGATCCAGTTTCTGTTCCTTCGTCACTTCACGATGTGGTCTGACCACTTTCTGAGTCGTGGGTGCAGACTTACCATGAATGACGACAGGTTTCCAATCTTGATGGTCCATTTTTTATTAAGCGTTTCTCGTTTTTAATAATCTTTCGAGGCGTGGCATTTCTTTGTTTGGAAACATCGTGAGTATCATCGCGGATTTAGTTAAATGCACTTGCCCGTGATTCTTCGCGGAGACGACATCTTCTACTCGCACTAAATCTACGGGTACCATAGACATACCATTAGCTTTACTGTGTTTGACAGCGAGCATGGCCGCATCACGTTTGGTTTCGCGGGGAATAACGTCACCTTCGTGACATATGACCACGTGTGATCCGGGCAAGTCTGCGACATGTAACCACCACTCCTTTGGATAACTCGACTCCGTGAGTGCGTCGTTATCTTTGGCATTCTCACCCACCTTGATAGTGATGCCATCGAGTGACGTGTATGTTCGCATAATATATTTAGAAGCTATGTTTTTATATAGGATATGGCTAGGACTACTACGACTACTAGGGAACAAACGTGGAATAGGGGTGACAATTACGTCTTAAAGATGTTTACATGGCACTTATATAAGTCATTACATAATCTTGAATTCTTGGCTATGTATGCGTACATGCGTTTGATAGAAACCAAATTTGTCGTTAAGAAATTGAAAACGAGCGATCTGAAGTTTGTTCAATCTTTGAAAACTTGAGATTCTTCATCTTTTCAATCATGCGTTCAATGTGACGCTCCGCTATGATTATACAGTTTTCAGTCATGATGCGACCGTTGTACTCAATCAAAAGTGGGCCACCGGTACCGACAGTTGTTCTCAAAATATCAAGCATGTTTGTTTAATTTTTAAAATATCCTATGTACGACTTAGGCTCTTTTTCTTAAGCACCTGTGGACCCAAATCCACCTGAACCTCTCGTCGTTTCTTCAATAGATTGAACTTCTCGAACAGCAGGTGTTTCACAGCATTCCAACACGAGTTGCGCGATTCTGTCTCCTTTTTTGATTTCGAAATCTTTGTCGCCTTGGTTGAAGAGCACGACCTTGACCTCGCCAGTGTAGTCCGGATCGATGACACCCGCACCGACTTGGATACCGTGCTTGACAGCGAGACCTGAACGGGGCGCAACCCGACCATATACATTTACTGGCAAAACAATTGAGATCCCCGTCCCGACAAGATGCCGCGAGTTATGTGATACACAG